GTGAAGGTATCAGATTCGAGCACTTACCTGGAGGCGGCGGCACTGAAGGGCGAAGTGACGGTGACCATTGAGGCGGTGCGGCCCATCGGGAAGGACGACAAGGGCCTAGACGGTCGCCCGATGAACAAGAAGAACGTCGTGATCACTTACAAAGGCGCGACGAAGCCTCATGTCGCCTGTCGGACCGCACAGAAACAGATTCGAGCTGCGTTGGCGGCCGAACACGGGGGCGGCGAGAACGCTTGGGACGATCAGGAAAGGTGGATCGGGAAGCAGATCACGCTTTTCACGACAACCTGCAACGCTTTCGGCAATCCAAACACCCCCTGCATACGTGTGCGGGTGCCGAGCGTGGGAGGGGTGAAGTGAGGCCGTTTGCAATCCTTCTGCTTTCCACGCTTCGAATCGTGACGTTCTTAACGAAGGATGAGCTCGTGAGCGCAATCAAGGATGCGGGTCCGCACATGTCAGTTGCGCTACGCTTCCATGCGGGCTCAGGGCTGTGGACCGTCATGGATATGGAGACTTGGTAAATGGCCTTCACCGACTCACCCGAAACAAAGCTGGTCCCGAACATGCCCTTTGCGGACTACTGCAGGGCACATGGAGTGAACCAGAGCCGTCTGAAGCTGTTCGATTACGACCTGGGCGGGTGTCCTGAGCTTTATCAATTCGCCACGCTCCATCCCGACTTCGATGACGATACAGAGGCGCGACAGGTCGGGCGCCGATACCACCACTTCATTCTTGAGCCCGATTCGTTCCATCGCTTCTACACGGTGCGAACGCTTGATATTGAGACAGAACTTTTCGAGCAGGCGAAACTCGACCCAAAATGTAGGGCGAAGGGGTTCAGTCCGAACCTCGGCACCTACCAACGATGGAAGAAGGAGCACGAGGCCACAGGGCGAGAAGTAATCACACAGGATGACTCCGACGTGCTCCACGAAATGCGGATGGCACTAATGCTTAACAACGAGATCATGGACGAATTGGGCGCGTGCCGTCCCGACCAACTTGAGGTTTCCGTTTTCGCCCCGTTTACATTCGACCGAGGACCGCACGCCGGAAAGCGCATGCAACTGAAGGCACGACTTGATCTAGTGCCGGAAGGCGATGCGTTGCTGGATCTCAAAAGCGCTCGCACCGTGAACGAGCGGAAGTTCGCGCTTCAAGCCTACGAACTTGGTTACGCGATCCAGGGGGCGTTTTACAGGGACGTGGCCAACTTCAACGGTTTGAACCGAAAGCGATTCGGATTCGTCGCCCAAGAAAAAAGCAAGCCCTACCTGTCGTGCATCCACTGGATTGATTATTGGCTCGGATACGGTCGGCAAAGATACACGACCATTCTCAGCAACTTGGCGGATGCGATCGTGGCAGACAAATGGCCGGGGCCGCGGTCAGGACAGCTCACCCCGCCTGGCTTCGCAATGGAAGAAATAGAGGCAGCCCAATGAACTACCGACGCGCCCTAGATAACAGCAATGATGGCCACGGCGAAGCTGCCGGGGAATGGGCGGGGTGGTACGGCGACGAGGACGAGGATTGCGACATGGAAACTGAGGAGAGCCAGCCGGTTCGATACGAGGACAACGGGAAATGACGGAGGGCCCCATTATTTTCAACTCCGAGATGATTTGCGCCATTTGGGACGGTCGCAAGACGCAGACACGGCGGATCGTCAAGCCGCAATGGCAGGGTTACCCGCTCGGAAACTCCGATTACCAACGCGAGATTATTGCTCGCTGCCCCTACGGCGTAGCTGGCGACCGGCTTTGGGTAAGAGAGACGTTTCGAATCACGCGATGGTGGAAACACGGAGCCGCGAGAATTAGATTGGACGGCTTTTACATCAGCGATGGGTGCCCATTTTGTGTTGTTCTTACTGCCGCCGAGAGCGCGAAGTTTTGCAAATGGAAACGAAAGCTCGGAAATTTCCCGTCCATATTTATGTTCCGCAGCCTGTCGCGAATCCTCCGAGAGATAACGAAGGTGCGGGTAGAGCGGTTGCAGGACATCAGCGAAGAAGATGCGGAGGCGGAAGGTTGCGCATTTTTTCCGGTAATCAGTCACGCAACCGGCTATCGCTACGCATTCCAACATAAGGTTTGGGACTCACTCTACGGCCAAGGCGCGTGGGAAAAGAATCCGTGGGTCTGGGTTTTGGAGTTCAAGCGGGTATGAAGGAAGTCCGATTCTTTATCAACGGCGTCCCGTCGCCGGGGGGCAGCAAGTCCGCTTTCTGCCTCAAGAAGAACGGTATCTACACGGGACGAGCCGTAGTGGTCGACGCCGGCGGGAAGAAAACAAAGGAATGGCGCGGAGAAGTAGCGACGGCAGCAATGGTCTCCATGAAGGCGCACGACTTGGCACCGTTTACTGGCCCGATTGAGATGGAACTGCTTTTCAAGATGCCGCGTCCGAAGTCACATATTCGCTCCGACGGCGTCGCCCTGCGGCCCGGTGCCCCGTCAGAGCACATCACGCGACCGGATGTACTGAAACTGGCCCGCTCGACTGAGGACGCACTTACGGGCAAGTGCTACGTCGATGACGCCCAGATTGTGAAAGAGACGCTCGAGAAGGCGTTCAGCGATCGGCCGGGGTGCTGGGTGTGTATCAGGGAGACGCCGAAATAATTGAGACGTGGGAATTTTCTGCTTTACAACCAAATGAGATTTACACAAATTGAGACAAGATTCAGTGCCGGTGTTGAAACCGGTTTGCGTGATAATGAAAAACCGAATACATCTTCCCTGCCGCTCAGGAGAGGTCGAAAGCCTCGGGTTCGTCACGCAAACCTTTTCAACCCTGAGCGGCTACTTTTTAGCCCTGCCCTGACGTATCACTCGGGCAGCGTAATTGCCCGAGAGTTTAGCGACCAACAAAAGGCCCGGGGTTTTGACGACTTCACTACCGGGGAAGGCGGGATAAGCAACCGCTGGCGAGTTAAGGTCACGGAAATGAACGAGGCGACACACTCCGCGTCTCTGCAAAAGGCCGTAACCGAGGATGAAAAGCGAATGCTTGGCTCCAAAACACAGCGGGTCGGTGGACTTGAGGCGCGCTCCCTTGTTCAACGAGGGAAAGTCGTTGCTTTCACCAAAACACAGCATGATCGAAATACATCCGAACTTGGAGTTGAAGATAAGGCTTCAAGCCTTTTGGAACCAATTCGGAGGCAAAAAAGCCCAAGGGGTTGGCTTCGCGAAGTCGTTAAAACTGGCAGCCCTCGTCGAACTATCCCGGGTTGTAATTCCTTTCAAAAATCAGCAACCGCACGCCCTACGGAGAGAGAAATTCGACCGCGTGAAGGCAAAATTACACAAGGTCAAAACGCATCGCATCTGCTTTGCTTGTGGCTGGAAGGCGGGCATTCGCCATCACATCGTTCAGCTTCAGAACGGAGGCATCAACTCCAAGAAGAACATCGTTTCGCTGTGCGATCCTTGCCATGCGGAGATTCATCCTTGGTTGCGACATGATCGGCGTCCCGAAATTGTGCTGCGAGCCGCGATGCAAGAACCCGAGACGAAAAGACCGCCGGAGATGCCACAAATGCGACTGCCGCCGGAAACGCGCAGCGAATCCGATGTGGGCCGCCTGGCGTTCATTGAAAGATCACGCCAAGGCTCGCGGCATTCCGTTCCGTTTGAGCCTCTACACGTTCAGGAAGTTTGCCCTACAAACCGATTACCTGAATCGAACCGGACCAAATGGCCACTGCCTCACGGTGGACCGCAAGGATAACACCAAAGGCTATACCCCTCGAAACATTCAGCCCCTCACCAGAATCGAAAACACAATGAAACAGGCGCGACGCGACGCCATCCGAATGAAAGCCGGATTCGCGTGGAGAAATTGAGATATGAAATTCACCATCGAAACCAAAGTGCTCGCGGACGCGCTCAAAATTGCAGCAACCGCCGTCGCTGCCAGGACAACCCTACCGATCCTCAGCAATGTTAAGATCGAAGCCGCAAACAATATCGTGACCCTCTCGACAACGAACCTCGACATTCACGTAAAACAGCGCGTCGCGGCGAAGGTATTGCAGGATGGGGCGACGACTGCACCACTCGCGATTCTCTCGCAGCTCGTGAACCGACTCCAAGCGACTGAAACCGAAATCGAATGGGCGAATAAAATCATCGAAGTGCGGTCAGGGGAAGTCCTCGCCTCGCTCGAAACATTGCCCTCCGACGAATTTCCGCCACCCACCGCGATGAAAGGCGAGCCGGTGGAATGCGACGCGGCCGACATTCAGAAGCCATTTGCGATGCTGGCCCACGCGATGAGCCACGATCAGACGCAATACGCATTGAACGGAATCAATCTCTCGCCCAACGGCAAGGGAACCGATTTCGCTGCCACGAACCGGAGTCGCATGGCGATCTATCACGGCCAAAAACTGACGACTGAGAGCGTCATCGTTCCCGACAATTTCGTTGCAGCGATTCACAAGATTCAGTTCGGCGACAAGATCAAGGTCACGATCTCAGACGGATCAATTCGTGTTGCGTCAGAAAATGTAGAGGTCACCGCGCTTCTGATCGAGGCATCTTACCCGCGCTGGCAAAACGTCGTCCCAAAACGGAGCGACAAAGCCTTTTCATGTGGTCGCAGGCCACTAATCGACTCGCTGCGAACCTGCGCCATCTTTACCGAGCGCCAGACGCCAGCAATACAACTGTCAGGCAAAGGAAAAGAGATTGAAGTCAGCCAGCCCGGGAAAGCAACCGCACTCGTCATGGGAACGGAGTTGGCCGGGCAACCCGACCTGACAATTCGGCTGGACGTGAATTATCTGATCGACGCATTGAGCGTGATCGAATCGGAGAATGTCCGCATTCAACTTCAAGACGCGCAATCGCCAATCCTGATCGAAGACGGAGCATTCGCGGCGGTAATTAACCGGATGAGAATGCCGGAATGAAAATAACGAAGCCGCTCACTCCAACTCAGCCCTTAGCGCTGCGCATTTGCGACATATTCCATCGACGCCATTCAACCCCATGGCAACCGAAAGAAGTCCGAGCCTACAAATCGATCGCGCGCCACATCGAAGAAGAAGATTTGCAAATGATCGAGCGGACATACAAGGCGCAGTGGCCACCGAACCGGGACAAGAACATTTTGCGCCACGACGTTTACACTTGGCTAAACAATTACGCGACCGAAGTGGATCGAGCGCGAATCTGGTGTGAATCGCATCCGATCAAGGCCGTGCGAAAAATTATCCCGATCGAATTGCCATCTAGACCAGCGCAACCGCCGAGCGCCGAAGATGTCGCCCGAACTGAGATATTCATGGAACAGTACCGGCAGAGGAAACAACTAAAAGGAACAACATGACCACCGGACAGAAAACCCAGGCCGAGACGATGACAGGGAGGTAGTTGAGACATGGCAAACAACCGACCCAGCTTCGGAACAAACCAAGGACCGCATTCGCATTCAGGCGGAGTACGTCTTTACGAACGCCTGCAACAACAAATCCTCGACCAAACAGGAATCGCGGCCACGGTCATCGTGCGCCCGCACAACGTGACGATACGGACGGAGACTTACGCGGATTTCGTATTAGCAAAGGCAGCGATCAAGGGCGGCGTGAGCGTGCCGATTGAGTGGAGCAAGCCATGAAGCACAAAGTCGCCGCCACAAAATATCGATGCGTTCTCTGCCTCCGGGCTTGTGGCTTCGGGATGACACGAATCACCCGACGGCTACAGATGGGCAAGGCGTCAGTGTCGCGGGTATTCCAAGCAAATGGCATTGCGATAGACCCTGAGCGTAATGGTCGCGCGCTAAAGGGCACGGGCATCGCTTACAGGAAGCCGTTCAAGCGTGTCCTTATCTCTATGCGGTCGCGGGTGCGCAAATGCCTGAGTCGGACTGCTCCAAGAATACCCACATTCCCCGCCCATTGGACCGAAGCGGAGATTGAGAGATGGAAGTATCAGAACAGAATCGAGTATCGCTTACGCTGTGTCCTGCGCAGGCGTATACGCAAAGTGATAGAGGTCGGGGTCAAGAGCGGATCGTCGATTGATTTGCTTGGCTGCTCAACAGAACAGTTCAAGCGCCACATCGAAGATCAATTCGAACTAGGTATGTCGTGGGACAACTACGGCCAATGGCAGCTCGACCATCGAAGGCCGTGCGCGTCGTTTGATCTAACGCTACCCTCGCATCAGCGCCGTTGTTTCCACTTCAAGAACTATCGCCCCTTGTGGCGCATAGAGAACGCACGCAAGAACTCATTATGGCACGGGGTGAGGCATGGACGCAGACGTAGCGGAAGTCCGGGTCCTGTAAGCGTTAAAAAATCACTAACGCAGGTTCCGAAGTGGCCAAATTTAGCAGTTAGCGATGAAGCGTAAAAACGGGCAACAGAAGGGCGAACGTCACCCGGTTCATTTCGTGGCAACCGAACTCGGGGTGGACCGTAACGCCCTAACCAAGCGACTCGATGTAAAGGGCGTGGATTGCTCGGAGGGCGTGACGTTCCGTGAAGCGTTTGCGGCATGGACTTCGAAAGACGAGCGCGACGCAGACCGGGCCCGCCAACAAAAGGCCGACGCCGACAGCGCGGAATTGGATGCCGCAACCAAGCGCGGTGATTTGATGTTCGCGAAGGATGCCGAACAGCGGTGGGCGGATTTGACGATCGAATGGCGCAAGACCATCCAGGCAAAACCGAAATGGGAATCAGCCGCGCTGCTCAAAGAGCTTTCGAAGATCAAGTTGGATGAACAATGAAACTGGAAGGGCAATACGTGAAAAACATCGAAGCAACCGCAGAGGAAATAGCCGCAACGTTTACCGAATGGGATCGGCGCTTCCGCGAGGACCCCGAAAGATTTATGAACGAGGCAGTTCGCCTATTGAAGCAGACTCCCGCGGACTACGGGGAAGCTTGCGCTCCGTGTTTCTGCAAAATCTTGGCGGAACTGAGACGCGCGAAGCGTTTTCGTGAGCATAGGCTTCGCGGGTACGGCGACGGATGAGAGCGGAACTGGCGAGCGAACTTCGCCGCAACTCCGTCCGTGTCCTGAATCGTGTTGCGTCGGCGAACATCCTGCCGCGACAAAAACGAAGTCCATCCGTTTGGGCGGTGGAAGTCCGCGTGTTGCCGGCGGGTGCGTCCCCGCTTTCGTCAGGCGACCCGATTCCGTACCGGCACAACGTCATGCCGCACTGCGTCGAGCCGATGGACGCAGCAGACGATCCGAGCGTGGGCAAAATTGTTTTGTGGTTCGCGATCCGCGAAGGGAAAACGTCCGGCGTCTGTCTGAACATCGGTGGGCGCACTGTCACGGACGACCCCGGGAACATCTACAGCGTTCACCCCACGAAAGACGATGTGGACAGTTTCAGCTCTGGCGAACTGGAGCCGATGATTGAAGTGTGCCTTGAAGGATATTTCGTTGAGAAAAAAAGCCGGGACAGCGGACGCACACTTGGCTTCAAGAAATTCAAGGGTGGATGGATTCGCATCGTCAGCGCCGGCAGCCTCACGAAGTTCCGCGGCAAATCCGTCAAGGTGCTGTTTCTGCACGAACTCGATGCGCTGAACCCCGAGGCGATTTACAAAGCGATCGGCCGAACAACCGGCTACGGCGACGCCATCATTGTTGAAGAATCCACCGGAACGCTCGCGCCGACGGTCGATCCAACAACCGGCGTCAAGACCTACAACTCCCAGATTCACAAATCATTCGAGGAAGGCGACCAGCGGAAATGGTTTTCGGAGTGCCAAGCGTGCGGACATTTGCAGATCATCCGATACCGGAACTTCGCGTGGCCGCCGGGCCGGATGGACCGGGCGACATGGGGTTGCGAGAAGTGCGAGTATCAGCACAGCGAATCGGAGTGGCGGAGAGCCGCGCAGACAAGCCAATGGTTCCCAACCGCGGGCCTGACCGAAGATCAAGTTGCGGAAATTCTAGTTCATCACACGAAGGCGAAAGCGAAATATCCCCATGTCCGGAGCTATTGGAAAAACGGGTTCACGTCGCTGCTCCCGACCGCGAAAGGATTCAAGACGAAGCTGCACGAGTTCGTCGCTAAAGGAGAAGCGGCCAAGACCAGCGTGGACGCGCTTCGGGTCTGGACGCAGGAAGTCGCCGCAGAGCTTTGGGATCCAGAATTGGAAGGCGAACCTCCGCCGGCATGGCGCCCCATCTTCGATCGCCGCGAAGATTACGGGCTCACGGTCCCGGCCGGCGGGCTTTACATGACAGTGTTCGGCGATTTGCAGTTGAACCGCATCGAGCTCGGATGGCGCGCCTGGGGACGGAACGAACAATCATGGGGAATAGATCACGTCGTTTTGAACGGGCACATCCGCGACCCCGAAGTGTGGCAGATGTTACGCCAGGAACTGGCTCGGAAATGGGCGGTCAACGTCGCGATGCCGGATGGATCGATTGCGCTCTCCGAAATGCGGCTCGGGTTCGGCCTAATCGACGGCGGACATTACGCAGAAGACTTGTACCGATTCTTCCAACAACTCTACCGCAACCCTGTGCCGGGCCTCAACGGACACCTGCGCGCGTCGAAAGGCGTCGGGCAACACGGCCACCCGATCATCACCCGGAAGATGTCCACGGTCGCCAAGACATTGAAGGGCCACTACATCGGGACGTGGGAAGCGAAGGACCGCATTTACGAACGCCTTCGGATGGAACCAGAGGCGGACGACACTCGCGAAGGCGTCATGCACTTCAATAAGCAGTACGGCGAAGAATACTTCCAGCAGCTCACCGCTGAAATCGTGACGATCACCTACGAACGCGGAGTGGAGATCAGGAAATACGTGAACCCCAAGAACGTTCGGAACGAGGCTTTGGATATCGAGGTCGGAAATCTGGCCGCGCTCCGGATTTATCCGCTCACCGAAAACCGATGGGATGCGCTCGAGAAAGAATTGCAAGCTCGCGCTGCGGAATTGAAAGATGGGACGCTGAAAATTGAGGCACCGAAAGTCCAACGTCCTAGGAGAAGCGGAAACCTGCTCCGCTCCATCCGGTCGGGCTGGTAAAATTCTCATTCCTGAGAAAATACGCTTTCTAAAATTGAGATAGCCCCTATGATTGCGTGAAATGGCTGTCGCTTCTCAATCGGGTGTGCCGTGTCGCTTCACGGCGGGCGATGCCGTCCTGTTTACCGTTTCCGATACCGACCACCCCGCAACGTTTTGGTTCATGGACCTCGTTCTGAGCAGGCAAGGAGTGCATCTTGCAACCGTCCGCGCCACCACGGGCAGCAACGGCAAAGATTACCAGGTCAGTATCTCGTCCACGGTCAGTGCCCTCACCCCGGGGTTTTGTAAATACGACCTCGTTTTCACCGACAATGCAGACAGCACGCAGCGCGAGACAGGCGGCAGCGGCTGGATAACGGTTCTACCGAATCCAACCGGGACTCTGGCTCAGTCGGCCAACCAAATTGCGCTAGCGGCCTGCAACGAGGCTATTCAGAAACTCGTTAGCCGGTCGCATTCCACCGTCAACTTCAACGGGCAATCTTTTACCTCCATGAACATCGGAGAATTATTGAAGGCCCGGGACCGCCTGCAACTACTCGTAAATAACGAACTGGCCGGGCTCGGCCTTTCCCGCGGTGGCGGGTTCCGCATTATCCGCAACCGTTTTCGATGAAACATTTTCGTTTGCAGCTCAACAGCACGGGTATTGAGTTCGACCGCGATTACGGATGCCGTGAGCGCACAGGATGGTCGATTTTCATACGCGGGCACTACATCACAGAACTGGAGCCGCTGTGGAAAGCCTTGATCGCAATATTTCGTCGATGAATACCACCCAGCGAATTCTCTCCCGTTGGCGGGAAAATGGCCACGAAACACAACGGCAAGCCCCGCTTGTCCACACGGTCCGGCGCGGCAACACATTATCCGGCGGGATCACCTCTTCGGCGATCACTTACGGGGCCAGCGGGATCGACGATAACAGCTCCGATTTCCTCGGGGACTGGCGGGCACTCAATTCGTGGCAGCAATTTGATCTCCTCCTCGTCCGCAACCGTTCGCGGCAAGTCGAGCGATACAATCCGTGGGCCATCGCGTTCAAGCGAAACATGCTCAACAACACTTTCGGAGCGATGGGATTCCATTTCGAATCCCTCATCGAAACCGGGAAACGTTTCGGCGACGCCACTAATGGAGTTGAGGACGAGACCGCGAACACGATCATCAATGATTTTTACGCCGAGATGGGCCTGGCGAAGAACCTCACGACCCGGCAGAAACTTTCCCGGCGCGATCTGGATCGGCTACTCCTCTCTAGGCTCATGTTCGACGGGGAATGTATTCTACGAAAGATTCGGGGCTTTCCCGCGAACGATTTCAATTTCGCCTGGCAACCAATCAACCCGGATTACCTCGATCACAACCTCAACCGGCTGGAACCGAACGGGAACGTGATCCGGATGGGCGTGGAACTGGACGGCACCTTTAAATTTCCCGTGGCCTATTGGTTCTGGCGCTCGCGACCTAACGACCGGCTGTATAATTACACTTTCGACAACGATCTTTACGTGCGCGTCCCAGCCGATGAAGTTATTCACTTCTATTTGCAGACCGAGGACGAAGAGCAGGTCCGCGGGTGGCCATGGATCTTTGCGGCCGTCATCACCTTATTCCGGATGGGGAAATTTGAGGAAGCCGCGCTCGTTAACGCCGCGATCGGTGCCAGCAGGGGCGTTTACTTCAAGAAAACCTACCCGGACGGATTCATTGAAGCTGGCGGTCTGACGGCAAACAGCACCGTGCATGATGACGGTTCGATCAGCCTCGATTTACCGCAGGGGTCCGCCCTTGAATTGCCTTACGGTGTCGAGCCCGTCGTGGCCGACATGCGCTATCCCGATGCCGAATTCGAGCCATTCCGAAACGCCATGATGCTGAGTGCCGGCGCCGTGTTCGGGACCAGCTACGCCACCACCACGGGCGACCTCAGTAAAGCCAATTTCGTCAGCTCGCGGATGGGCCAGATCGAGGAGCGCGAGCAATACATGGCCGTACAGGAGTTCCTGATTGAGAAATGGAAGAAACCCGGATTCGATGAAGAACTGTATCGTGCCATGCTCGCCCAGAAGGTGCCGTTGCCCCTCTCGAAATTCGCCAAATTCAATCAGCCCGACTTTACCGGTCGCCGCTGGAAATTCGTCCAGCCCGTGGACGACATGAAAGCGAACGAGATGAAGCTGGATAATCTCACGACATCGATCGGCGACATCATCCGCGAGACCACGCAGGAAAACCCGCGTGTCGTGTTCAAGCGCATTGCCAAGGAAAAGATATTGCTCAAAGAGCTGGGCCTTGAACGCATCACCGGAGCGAAGAGCGAAGCAATAGGGCCGAACCAACCGGAAGTTCCGGGCACGGGAACAACGCCTGAGAAAACGCCATCGCCCGCTTCGAAATGAACCGGAGTCTCAGGTTTGCGAATGTCGCAAAATTGCGAAATAATTCTTGCAATTGAGACAAGAGTAGTAGAAAACGGCATCAACCACGATGCCCAAGCCCCGTAAATGCTGGTATGAGATCAAGAACCGCGCGAATGGTGAAACCGAAATCGCCATTGATGATGAGATCGGCGCTTTTGGGGTCTCCGCGAAAGCCTTCCGAAGCGACATCAAGCGACTCGGAGAAAAAGAGCCCATCCACGTCCACATCAATTCCGACGGGGGCGACATCACCGAAGGAAACGAAATCTTCAACATCCTGAAGGACCACAAGGGGCCGGTCAGGACTTCGGTCGGCGCAATCGCCGCGAGCATGGCCACGGTCATCGCGGCGGCCGGGAAACCCTGCTCGATCGCGGAGAACGGGTTTTACATGATTCACAACCCCTGGACAATCACGATGGGCGACTCGGAAGATCTCCGCAAGAATGCCGAAGTGATGGACAAGATGAAGGCCGGCATTATTGCCGCCTATCGGCAAAAGAGCCATCTGAGCGACAAGGAAATCAGCGACCTTATGGACGAGGAAACCTGGATGACCGCCGAGGAAGCGCTCGAGAACGGTTTCGTCGATTCGATCGACAAACACGCCGACGATTCCGCCAAAAATTTCGACCTTAGCCGGTTCCGCAACTCGGCAAAATTCCTTTCCAGACTGCGACGAGAGCACAACAAAAAGCGCCTTGAACAAGCGGCCAACGCCGGGGACGGCGAAGGCGAGAAAGTGACTCTTGAAGACCTGGAGAACGCCATCGACGGGGCGGGAGAATCCGAAGACCACCAAAACGCAGCAACCCAAAAAACCAAAGTGAAACCAAAAAACCTTTTTTTTAGCGACAAGGACACTGGCGGCGGGTCTGGCGGAGGCGAGTCTCTCACCCCCGAACAGATCGAGACCAAGGTCAAAGAGCAGGCAAACAAACTTTACGAAGCGAAATTGAAACGTGACGCGGAGATCGATGAGATCGTCCTGTCCGTTCGAAATCGCGAGAAGCGCGACTTCGGCAAGGAAGCCGGAGAGTTCAAGCGCGACAACAAAACCGCCGAGCAATTCGCGGTCTTCATCGCCAAGGCCAAACCCGAGGACGGCAAACCGTTCGAAGTTATCGGGGCCGGGGAAGAGGGCCGAGTCGAAGTAACGGATGCGCTCCGCGGTGTTGCCAAAGGCAGCCCGGGAGAAGCGTTCATCGCCAGCGAAGCCTACAAAGGGCTGCGCGATATGTTCAAGACCCGCGGCAAAATTCAAGAGAACTCTCGTGTCAGTTTCGACGTGAAAGACGCCGTGATGGGCAATTTCCTGAACGCGGCTGCGACTCCCACGAGCACCGGCCTTACCAGCATCGAGAAAGTCCCGGGCGTCATCGCGCTCGGCCTTCGCCCGTTGATGGTGAAAGACCTGATCCTCCCGGGCACCACCAACGCCACCACGATCCGTTACATCCGCGAAGTGAGCTTTGCGAACGAAGCCGACATGGTCGCAGAATCCGCCGCGAAACCCGAAGCTCTCTTCGAGTTCGCCGAGGTCGACGCGCCGGTGAAGAAAATCGCGGCATTCGTCAAGATGCCGGATGAATTGATCGCGGATTACGCTGCGGTCGCCAGCTTCATCAACATGCGTCTGCCCTACAAGGTGGAACGCAAGGAAGAAGATGAGCTCCTGAACGGCACCGGAGCCGGCCACATCACCGGCATCCTGCAGACCAGCGGGATCCAGACCCAGGCGAAAGGCGCCGACACCCGCGCCGACGCTCTGTTTAAGGCCATCACCAACGTCCGCTTCGGCTCAGGTCTGGCGGAAGGCGGATGGGAACCCGACGGCATCGTACTCAATCCCCTGGATTGGGAGAACCTCCGGCTCGCGAAAGATTCGAACAACCAATACTACGGCGGGGGCCCCTTCACCGGCGCTTACGGCAACGGTCCGGTTGTCCGCTTCGATACGATCTGGGGCAAACCCTGTGCGATCACTCCGGCCATCGCCGCGGGCACCGCGCTCGTGGGGGCGTTCCGCATCGCATCGCAGTATTTCCAGCGCATGGGCATGACGATTGAGATGACGAACTCCGATCAGGACGACTTCATTAAAAATCGGGTGACCGTTCGCGCTGAAGAGCGGCTGGCCCTCGCGGTTTACAATCCGCCCGGATTCTGCCAAGTCACCGGACTCTAAAATTGAAAGGTAATTTGAATAGCGGGATGGCGCAGCTCGGTAGCGCGTCTGGCTCATACCCAGAAGGTCGGCGGTTCAAATCCGTCTCCCGCAACTTCAAACCCAACACCATGAAAACAATCCTTTCACTCCTTTGCGTTACGGTCATCGCTTGTTCCGCTTTCGGACAGGCTGGCGAAGATTTGCCGGCGTTCGATCAGAAGATGGTCAAAAGCGCCACCGCCCCCGTCAACGGGACGAACGAAATTCAGACGATCACTATCGGCGGGACTCCCACCGCCGGATCGTTCACCCTCACCTATCAGGGCAATACAACCGCTGCGATTAACTGGAGCGCTACCAACGCAACGCTCGTGTCTAACATCGACACCGCGCTCGAAGCTTTGGGGCGCATCGGCACCGGCGGAGTGGTGACAGCGGTCGGGACCGCTACGGCAGGAATCGGAACTTTCACCGTCACATTCAGCGGGACTAATAACGCCCGCAAAAACGTGCCACAGATGACCGTTACCAGTTCGCTCACCGGGACATCCCCGACGATCGCCGTCACGACCAGCACGCCGGGCGTTGAAGCGGATGGGCGGATTTTGCCCAAGGGAACCCTCTGTGTCGCAGTCGATACCGGACTTCTTTATCAACAGACCGGCACCCCGCCGAATCCGACGTGGGTAAAGGTCAGCGCGGAGTAAAAATCATGGCTACACACATCGCAAAAGAAAAAGTCTGGCGCACGCACAAGAACGAGCTGGTAGGGGACGGCCATGAAGCCGCTGCGCAACTCGTAGCTCCAAAGGGCGGCGAAGTATCGAGCGAGGAACTGGCGAAATACAAGAACGCGGATGACTTCTTCGTTGAGGACGGAACAACTGCGGCCGACAAGGCCAAGCGCGAAACCGCTGAGCCGAAAAAGCCGTGGACTAATGCCGAGATCCAGGCATATCGGAACGCCCGGGAAGGCGACGAACCGACCGCGAGCACGATTACTCGCATGGAGAAAACCTCCGTCAAAAAAGAGCCGCCGGCAGAGAAGGTACGCAAGAGCCGGCCGGGTCCGGATAAGACTTCGGTGAAGGTCAAGAAAGCGCCGGCCAAGAAAGCTCCATGACCAAAGCAGAGCAGGAAGCGCGGGACCGACACGACGCTTACGAAAAGCAGCGGGAGAAGGACGGCATCGAGGTTCATCTGCCGCGTTCCGGCGAGCCCGGCGCGCCTGATTACGTTCCGCCAGCCTCCGAGAAAAAGAAGTCTGGCGGGAAGTAAGGGCGCCGCAACATGTCGGCGCTCATCGACGAAAGCGAGCAGGCGTTTCGCGAGCTGCTCGATGTGATGCCGTCCGCGATCGAGCACAACGGGATCACGAAGCCCGGCGTGTCCAATACGCTCTCCGTAAAGCGCGCCCAGCAGGTGCAAGGCTACACGGTCGACGCCTCGCAGATATTCGACATGCTCGTGAGCGACTTCGCGGCGTTGGGCGACATGGAGGATCGAGTAAGCGAGGTCAGCATTAACGGGGGCGAACCGATGGTGTATTTGACCAAAGATACGCACCCGAACTCGGCAGTCGTTCATCTCTTCCTTGGGCCAGTCCAATAGCCATGCCCGTCCGCGTCGACACTTCCAACTTCAACGGGTTCTGCCGGCAGATCGCTGCGCAGCCCCTTGGGCTGAAGGTTTGGGACGTGATGCTCTATGAGGTCGGGAAGGTGCTGGAAGGGTGTGTCAGGCTGACGACGCGGGAGAAGGTCGATAAAATAACACGCTCGGTCGAGTTCAAGAATCGCACCCTCCGCTCGGGCACGAAGGGGAGTGGTCCGGCGACCATCTACATCACGAAAAAAGGAATCGCGTGGTTTGCGGATGAGCCGGGTGCTGGATACGAAGGCGTCGCCCAAGGTCGAAAAGCCGGCGGCAAAACGTTTCACCCGATGACGGAGTTTTTCCATTACGGCCGGCCGCGGTGGGACCGTTACCAGCAGTTCCTCGCGCAACTGAAAAACCAGCAGATTGTCGTCCGCGATGTGATCGGCCGCGGCGCGCAATCCTGGGTTCAGATCGGCAATTCTCTGGGGATCAAAGTGGCCGCGCCTGATTACGTCAGGAACGCCAAACCGTTTCGCGGCGTTGCCCACATCAACGGCGTATCGAGACGCGCGATGAGCGGCGACAAGCTTTTCCTCGAGATGAAGAACTTCGCCCCAATCTTGTTGGGGACGATGGACGGCAACCGGATTCTCCAAACATCCATCAACGGCCGCTACAAATATTTTCTGAACAGCGCCCGCAAGATCAACTTTGACGATGTGGCCGCCGTCGCCCGTCAATATCCCGGCCTCTTGGCCCGCGCCGCATGACGACGATCGAGAACATAGTGAACCCCTTGCCCCACGTTCTTGCGACATGGAACGCGTTGCTGGAAAAGGCCGGGCACACCGTCTGGACGGTTGGCGCGTTTGCCGAGCCCGAGCCGAACGAATCGAAAAAGAGTCCGTTCCTCGAAACGCAGGTGCAGAACCTCCGCGCGTCTGGTCAGGAATATCCGATGCCCGACGGGAACAGTTATTGGTCCTCGTGGAGCGCCACGCTGATCACCCGGGCGTCGACCATGCGGGGGAAGAACGGGGACAGGCACAACGCGCTCGTTGGCGCCGTCTACGTGCTCGCGGCCAAGAACCGCAACCTGATGTCCCCGTTTCACGTCATCCGCCATTTCAAGCCCTCCGGCCTCGTATCCAGCACGGACGGATTACTCGACCACAGCGAAATTCACATGGACATCGAGGTTTTTGTTCGGGATGATGCCTGGCCAGATGCCTGATCCGAAGCGAAGCCCTTATGTGGCAACCTGCCTGCGTATTGCCGGCATCGTTTTCGTCATCGGTGGCTTCGTGACAATAGCGGAAACTTACCCGATTGCTCTCGGGGTCGTCTCTGGCGTGCTGACAATGTTCGCGAGCACGATCTTCTTCGCAGGCGCGCACGCTATTGATCGTTTGCCCTGATCCTCGCACTGCCGCAACCGTAAAAACTTAAAGAGCTTGACCTTACTTCGTATAATTGAGATAAGTGTAGCGCATGAAGCAGCCGGAAAATAAGGGGTGACTACGACTTTCCAACGCCTTCGCGGAACGTTTTAGGCGTGCGCGAGAACGGAAGCATGATCACCCATTTCGGCGTTTCGAGATCAGTCACCATCTTGGCTCCGGCGATGCACGATCGATCCGCGAAATCGATTAGAAAAATCTCATCTGTAGCCGGTATTTTCGATAACAATGAAATCATGTCCCCAACAGTTGTCGCTGGGCGCGTCCCGCACCACCTGTTAAATATCTTTGCTGGTTTGCGAGGCTCGCCTGTGTTCAGTGAAACCATATCCGACAAAATATGCGAGATATAGGCGGCATTCCACCACGAGAAGACAAAGTGATCATCCCCGCCTGTATCGATATCTTGCAGCGTGTGAGAAAACGCTATGAAGCAGACCTACCTACCTACGATTACCTTGTGATCAGCGACGCGATTGGCGTGTTAGATCGGTTGGAATCAAGGCTGTGCATGCGCCCTTTTGGCGCGAACAGATCTTAATACCGATGGACAATCGTGAGGTTGGGCGAAAAACAAAAATAGGCCGCATTCACGGACCAGAATGGCGCAACAATCAATCGACGGGATTGAAACGAGCCTGGGCGAGCGGAAAATTTCGCCACATGAAGCGACCAGATTACAAGGCGATTGGAGCAAAAAATCGGGGGAAAAAGCGGCCAACGGCCGCGATAGAAGCTACACGCAAAGGCGTCAAAGCTGCATGGGAACGAGGCGTTTATAACAAGCCCGAAACTGTAGCGAAAAGAACGGCGCATCTTAAAAGCTTACCAAGGCCCGGAGCATCGCGTCAGCAGATGGATAAAATCCGGGCGATGAGAGACCTCGATGCACTTCGCCCCGCATTCAGTGCCGCGATGAAAAAAAGGGTCAAACAATGGAAGAAAGACGGGACATGGGATCGTATTCGCGAAGCCCACTGTAAAAAATTATTAGGGTCTCATGGATTTGGCAGAGGGAAACGCGGGCGTTTAGACCACTATGCTGCCAAACGATGGGTTGTTCGCGATCCATATGGAAACGTGCACCTCTTTGACAACCTGAATGAATGGTCGCGACGAAACGAAGAATTATTTCACGACGACCGCCCGGGCGCGAGGCTCCCATTCGCGCAACGAATATCTGCAGGGATAAAACATCTGTCGCACAAACGGGTTAACAATCCGACGTCATATAAGGGTTGGGTGCTGGTCAGTAGTTCCGAGCAAACTGCGGACCCATTAGGACGAGACCAATCTGCCAACCAAGTTGGCAGATTGCCGGAGGGGTTGGTAGATGCCCGAAAAGAACCTGCCCGCAAAAAGGCTGCGCGCAGGAAGGCTCACACCTTATCGCCGCACGGCACTACCCGGAACGGCTATCCCACGCGCAGCATTTTGAAGAGTCAGGCTGGGCAAACCATATCAAGCTGACATGCAGCACCCGACTGACGCGAAGATAGAGCACGAAGCGCGGCATCTCAAAAACGAATTAAGGAAATCCCTGGACGACATCGCGCGCGAGGGTTGCCGCCGGCGGTCACGGCTAGGGCAAAGAGTATGGAGGGGAATATTCGCCTGCTGCGATGAACTTATAGACGAAGCGGTGGGCCAATCCCATATGGCGCGGAAGAAATTGAGAAATGGGGATTTCGGAGGCGCGTTGGCTCACTTCAATCTTGCCACAGGTCTGATGCGCGAAGTAAAGCGGATTCAAGGCGGGTGGCTTCGTAGGCTGCTCCATCGCTTGCTGGTCGGTTAGGCGGGTAAACCCGCCTTGTATCCCACCATATGTAAACTCCCCACCCGGTCCCACTGATCCATCGCACGGCTGAGAATTTCTCAGCGATGCGAAATTGTGCTTGTCAAAATTGAGACAGGCCCTATTTATTGAGGCATGGCCCAGCCAGCAACGATCATCGATGCCCCATCGGGCGAAACTCAAAAACACGGCTCCCAGCAAGTCGTCCTCTCCGTTGCTGGCACACTCACCGCCGAGGAGATTAGTTTCCGCAAGGCCATGCGCGGTCTTCAGTCGACCGACGAAGTTGGCAAACCGTTCAAGGCGGCCTACGTGGCCGGCTGGGGCGAGGGCAGTATGACGCTCCAGATTAAGTCGACCACCACCATTGTTACCTTGGGCGAAACCGGCGCGTTCCTGCGCACGAATGGGACAACGGTCATGCCCTTCATTATCACCGAAGTAGGCGACGAATATCGCCAGAACGACATCACGAAAATCCCGGTCAAGATTACCGAGAAAATCAATTAACGGAGGGGGACTGCCCAGTCCACCGCTCGGACAGATGAAGACCACCCGAGCCAGACTTTTCCAATGGCAGACCGCCCGCGCCAAAGAGGTTGACGAGTCACTTCGCGAGCGTGCCCTGCTTGATCTTCCCGAGAACATCAACGGCGTCGTGGTAAAGCAGTTCACTCTCCGGCATCTCCACATTCTGTTTAAGCTTCAATCGCCCTTCATCTACGGCGGCGTTCGGAAGATCGAAGACATTGGCGTGTTTCTGTGGGTAGTGAGTCCGCACTACAACCAGGAGGACCGGTTTGTGGTCCTGCCCCGCCGTAAATTATTCTGGCGTCGACTTAAAGCCCGGCTGCGCGGCGAACCATTCATCATCCCGACAGTCCGGCAGGTATTTCTCGCGGAACTCGTTCTACACCCGCGGTTCGAGCATTTTTATCGCGCCATCGATCGTTATCTTAACCGCGTATTCCGCGATTCGCCCCCCACGATCAAAAACGCCAAATCGATCGCGGCATGTTACGCGGCCGGCGTCATCCATCAGATCGCCAAGACATACGGGATGCAGGCCCATCCCGGAAGCATGATTTTCGATCAAATCATGGACACGCCACTGGCTGCGCTCTTTCAACTGCTGAAATGGATTCAGGCAGACCAGGATCCGAAAACTCCGCAATTCAACCCGATGCAGGACCAGGTAACCGCTCGTTTTTGAGACATGGCAGATAACATCACATGGCTCTTAAACGCGGACGCCTCTCAGGTCCGCGCCGAGATGAATGCAGCGGTCGCCGCAGTTAATACCGGCACTTCGGGCATGATTGGCGGATTCAGCCGGGGCGAGCTCGCCCACGGAACGTTCCTGAAAAGTAACGCGAAAGTCGCCCATCAGGTCGAGAACCTTGCGCACTCCATGTTGTATGGCGCGGATTCGACCACCGTCATGGTCACAGCTCTCGAAGGGTTGGGTCGGTCGGTCAAGATACCGCTGGCGCCATTGGCCGGCCTCTTTATCGGCGCCACGGTGATCAAGAGCGTTTACGATTACCGGCAGGAATGGGTGAAGCTCAACGAAGAGATGGCCAAGGCGCGGAAACTGCCCGCCACGACCTCGAAGGAAGTCGAAACCAAACTTGGCGCCGAAAAAGCCGGCGTTGCTGCCGCAGAGGATAAAAAGAAAAACGAAACGTGGTGGCAGGCCATGAAACGCCATGCCGGCGACATGATAAAAAGCACGTTCGGGATCGAACTGCTCAACCCTGTGGCGGGCGCGGTCATTCACGCATTGCGCGGAAGTCCGTCCATCAAGAAAGACACCGATAAACAGGTTGAAGAGACCAAACAACAGGAGCTCAAAGACGAGAAAAAGTTGGCCGAATTGAAACATGAAGAAGTCGTGGCGGAGGAGGCAAAACGGTTCAAGGACTCGCTCCAGTTCAGCCTCGCCGACATCGCGAAAGAGGGAAACAAGCGCAAGACAGGCACGTTCGACAGCGGCCGGACCTACCAGGGCGACCTCGCCCAGCAGGCCCTCGATGAGCAGATGGCCGCGCGCAAGGCAATGATGGCCGGGCATCCAGCCGAGGCAATCCAACATCAGTCCATGGCCGAACAGATCAAGGCCAGCATCCCCGCCCTAAAGGACAGCGAGAAGATCGCCACCTTCAAAACGGCACTCGATACATCTGACCGGCTCCGTGAAATCGCGAGCAAAGTGAGTTTCGAGAACAAATAGCATGGCCACTGTAGCTCACGGACTTTTTATCCAGCCCACTACGGGGAACTTTCTGGATAACCCCACTGGACCCACCTACGGGATCGATCCTCTTTTCCCGTTCATTGGCGGCGATTTGGTCGCGTTCGAGACTTACTTCTTCGGAGATTACATCGCTTCGATCACTCAGGCGCCGCTCGTTCGTTATCCCGGGGCCTCCGTTGTTGCGCGGCTGCGCGCCCAGGGGAACAACACGATTTACGCCACTGCCTCTCAGCTCTCAGAGATTGTTCCAGCGGCCCCCTCCGTGACATCCCTGTCCTCCGGCGGTCAAACAACCACCGCCAAGCAGGCCATACTTTTCAATGCGGTAACCGGCTCGTTCAAACTGATATTCTCTCCCCCTTCAGCGGATGCCGGGCCACCAGGACAAAACCCGATTTATTACATCGCAGGCGAGGTAGAGATTTCAGCGCGGTCGAGTGCAGAAGAGATCGCCAACGCCATCAACAACAGCCCCATTTTTTACGAGGGCAAGATGAATTTCGGCGGCAATGTTTTCACCTACATTCAGGGTCCGGTTACGGCCAGCCAATTACGCAACGGTAACGGTGCGATCCGGATCATCGACTGGACCAAGAGCAAGGGATTTACCGTTGTGTTCGGTGGAATCCCCGCGGGAGGCGTGAATCAATATTTATACAACCAGCCAGATATTCAGATCGGCACCACTGCGATCGGCTTGCAGCAGACTTACGGATGGAAAGTAGATTTATTGCTCGACGGAAATGGGCACACGTTCGGAGATTTGTTTCTGGCCGCAAACGCCCCGGCATATCTCGAAATCGTTCTCACCCCTAGTGGGGGTTCCCCGCAACTGTTTCAGCGAGAGATTACGGGTAGCGGCGGAGGTCCGCCGCCAGTGCCACCACCGCCTCCCGGTGGTGGACCGCCCCCGCCCCCGCCAACTCCGCCGCCGCCCGCGCCACCAGGCGTTCTGGTCAACATCTCCGGCGTGCTTTTCGACGGTCTTTACGATGAGCCTTTTATGATCGGCCAGCCTGAGATCAGCCACGGTATACCAGACGATTCCTCCTCCATCATCTGGCGGCAGAAATATCAGCAACGCCTTGCAAAATGGTCACCGCTAACCATGGGCGGTGGAGGATGTCCGTTTAATAATTTCGCCGTTGCCACGGATGAGACTTCTACCCGGTGGACCGGGATCGGAGACATCGTAGAGTTCGAACGCGAATGGTCCATGATACCAAATTCCCGGCGCCGTCCGGGTTCATGGAGCAAGACTTACAAGGCGCAAGCGTATATTTATAATACCTCCAATGGAGCCGTCGATCCAAGCACGTTCAGTATTACCTCACGCACGGCTATCATTGGCGCCGACTTATTTTACGATTATTTCAATATAGCCGCGCAAGGGATACCGATTCCAGCCATTCCGGATGTAGCAGTCGTTCACAACGGCCCCTTTCACTATTACGAATACTTCGGTGGATTTCCGCACTATTCCGGGGGAACCCCGGGGACCAATTTTGGTTACGTACTGATCGGTGTGGATACGAGGCCGTACCGCGGCGCCATATGGGAGCGGCTTTTGGTCTACGGACAATAAACTATGGCACGCGTAAACGAAGAAATTCCAAAGGATGTCAGAGCGCTTCACCGCAAGGTGCGCGAACTCATCAAGGCGGTGAACTCGAAGACCATTATCGGCATTCAAATCCACACGCAATCGATGAATGTCGGCGGCACTTTTGTTCCGATACCTTCCACAACCGGGCGCGCTGTTGAGACAGACCAGGGAACGTGGATTATTTTGGAACCTTAACCGATGTCCACGCCAAACTACGCGACCAGTATAGCGCCAAAGCCCTTCGTGGCCGCGGGCGAAAATACGCCGCCGGCAGCATGGTTTTACGAGAGCACCCGCCCACTCCCTGGCGGCGTCACACTGCCGACTTACCCCGGCACACTCAACAGCTATGAGCGCGCTGAGGTAGCCCGCTTTATCGCCGATCCCACCGACGCAACACTGGCCTCATTGCGATTGCCCGACGCGATAGATAAAGCGATTGAATTTCAAACCGTTTTCGCAGATCCGGCATATCAAGCATGGGAAGCTGCCGTCAAGCTCGACCGGATTGCTCAATGGAAACTCAGCGTCGGGTCTTCCGTCTCCGATAACGTCGATTCGGTGCCTGCCTCACTCGATGAGACAGGCGCAGGCGGCACTCCCCCGTCCACATCAACGCCTCCCGTGGGCGGCGGTGAGCCAGATCAAGTGGCCGCAGTCGAATACAATATTGCGACGGGGACATTGGGGAGCGCGATTACTCTCGGGCTTTCTACGACCACTGGTGGCAGCTCTATCCACTACAGATTGAACGGTGGGCCGTGGTCGAATTATTCGGTGCCAGTTCCCATGAGCGCCGGAAACACAATGGACTTTTACGCGAGCGCCCCCGGCTTTGCCGACTCAGACACAGACCACTTCGAAAACTCCTAACATCCCATGGCCGATTACTCCATTACCGCTGCAAACGTCCTTCGTTCCGCAAACTCAACTCTCGAACACGGCATCGCGGGCGCGGCGATCGCCCGCACCGCCCCGCTCATCTATCAGGCCGCGGACGACACCTGGAAACCAGCAAAGGCCGACGGCGCGACACCGATCTGGAAAGCGTTCGCCTGGGCGTTGCAGGATGTGTCGGCAGGGCAGGACGTTTCTTTCGTGAGGCTGGACCCCCGATTCAAGCCGGGCTTCGCAATTGCCGTGCAGGAAATCGCGGTCCTTTCGTGGACCACAGCGGGCAAGCTGGCACCGTACGCGGACATTGCTGGACTCCCGACTGGAGGCTACCTCACGATTGCATGCATCGGGATCGGCGGGAATTACGCCACCCTTTGCATGGTCAACGTGACCGCTCCCAAGCCATAGTTTTCGCAGAATTGAGATAGGACTTGTCAAATTTGCGACGTTCTCTCATAGTTGAGACGCCGCATGGACCTCCTCATTAATCGCAAAGCCCGGGACCGCGCCGGCCTGCTTTCGGTCGTCAACGGCGCGTTTATGGCTTCAACGGCGAAGTTGCCGCGCTTGGTCCGGAACGACGGGGAACCAGTCACGGTGCGGGTGTTCAACCCGTCGGATTCCGGGGATAAGGATTTTGTCGAAGTTGATCTTTCGAACGTATCGGTCCGGATTGGTATCGGACTACCGGACCAAGCCCCCACCGCTGGCACGTTTTTTCTTCAGGTCGGCAGCGATGTTACTGCGGACTTGCCCTTCAACGCCTCTGCCGCGGTCGTAGAGGCGGCGTTGAACCTCTTACCCGGAATCATCGCCCAGGGCGGCGTCACCGTTACCAAGCCCGCGGATGGCGCGTATCAGGTCATATGGAACGTGGCCGGCACACAGGGAAGCATTCCGGCTACGCTGCTACGCTCTGCGACCCCTCGGATTTACCAACTGCCGGCTGTCACCGGTTACACCGGGGGCGGGGCGACGAATCTCGACGGGATAACAACCCGCACATCAGCCATCAACTCGCTTTTCGTCGTGGTAGTAAACGGAGTGATGTCGGTATGGCGTCTCGAGGCCGGCACGGCGGCCACAGACACCGATGCGGGCATCATTCGACCGGCTGATTACGACGCGACCACGAACGCGGTGAACCTGATACGGGTGGAGGGTCTGTGAGCGCCCCGAGCATCATCGTCAACACCGCCCGGCTTTCGCCACTTTCCGTGGGGATGGCTTCCCTCGTCCAGAACGGGACCGACGATTTGCAGCAGATCGAGCTCATCCAATTGCAACAAAACGCGCACGTTTTCAATGTGCTGGCCGACTCGCTCCCGTCGGCGGGAAGTGTCATCACGCATCCGCAGGTGGGCACGAGCGAAAAGCCGGACATTCAGCGGGTAAAGCTCGATCCGGCGCCATACGATGGAACGTTCGACCTGACTTATGATGACACGACTTATCCCTCCGTTCCGTTCGATATCACGGGCCGCGCTTTACAGGCGCTTTTGGGGGCCAACTACGTTGTCACGCGCAAAGAGTCGCACGCATGGGAACTGCGCAGCACCGACAATCGCATGATCGATCCGGCGACGGTGGAGGTGACGAATCTCGTGGTCCCGAAAGGCGTCCGCGGCACGCTCGGGCTCAACACGATGGCCATCTGGCTGTTGTTCGCCAGTTCGACCGAAAAAATCAAAACGCTCACTTTGGAAGTGCAGCTTGTTGCGCCCGGCGAGGATCCACAGACCGCCTTCCAAGCGCCGGTTGAGACAAGCCGGAACGTCATCAACCTGGCCACCCTTCACGCTGCCACCACCCTTGGCCTGCAGAGCGCCTACACTGCGCTTTTCGGCGGCATTGCGGCCACGTGGACGACTGCGATCACCGGTCTCACCGGCGGGGGTGCTGCGCTCGATGCGGTCCCCACTGTCAGTCTTGCCTTGGGTGCTCGCTACGATTTTACGCTCAACGGAGCGATTCGCAGTTTTGTTCTCGTCGCAGGGGCGGCGGACCCTACCGACCCCACCGGGCAGGTTGCGCCGCTGGATTACAACGCCGGCAGCAACAACAAACATTGGCAGGAAGAACTCTAGATGGCCGGAAAAAAATATCTCGCGATCGACACGAAATCGGGCAAGACCGCCGATCCCGTAGATTTCAGCGACGTAGCGGTGATACTTGGCGCACCCACCGCCGCGACCCCCGACAACTCGAACAACGGCCAGCGGGTCGCCACCACAGCCTTTGTCCACAACCTCGTAACGGCGCTAATCAACAGTTCGCCTTCGACGCTCGACAGCCTCAAGGAATTAGCCGACGCGATCGGGGATGATCCGAATTTTGCGGTAACGATAGCGGCCTCAATCGCGGCAAAAGCCGCGCTCGCCGGGAACAACACGTTTACCGGCCAGAACAATTTCAACGCGCTCTTGAGCTCTGGCCTTTCTGTTTCCCAGATCGGCAATCCCGGCGCACCCACGGTCACTCCCATTGGCAATGACGAGGGAGCCACCTGGTCTTACAAGATCGTCGCGAAACTTTCGGACGGCACCGCCTCCGCCGCGGGTCCGGCCGGCACCACCACGCACGGCGAATCCACCCTGGACGCAACGAATAAAAACTCGCTCACATGGGCAGCGGTGCCGCGCGCCGTTAGTTACGATATCTACCGCGTCGCCCACGGCGTTTCTCCGTCCACCAACGGCAAGATCGCGAACGTCACTGGCACCAGCTACGTCGACACGGGAGCGGTCGGGGACGGCGCCACCCCGCCCATCGCGAACGCGACCGGGTCCGTCGATTTTCATTCCGTCTCTGGCGGCTTAAAATCCGTGCTTGATCGCGTGGACGTAGCGGTCTTTGCCACGGGCGGCGACGGCACCAGCGGCAACCCATGGACCGGCTGGGAGACGATAGTCACCAAAGCCTCTAACACCTGCTACTATTTCCGGCGCGGTTACTTCTCGGCCGCTTCGTGGATCTTCGATAGCCAGCCCGGCGCGGTCCTTTCCAATATCCAGGTCCGCGGCGAATCGGGCACCGTCCTTCGTTTCACCGGCTCGAGCGGAGCCGGAGGGGTGGGCGGTTACATCCCGGCTGGGGTCGGTCTCTGTTTCGCCGGGAATACGGATGATCCCACAATTCGTCCCCGCCGGATATTCGTGTCGGACATCGAGATCGATGGGATGGGAACGGCAGTCACGGGGTTGCATTATCTCAACGTCCACCAGGCCGACACAAAAAATCTTCGCATCCACGATGTCACCACTCACGGGATGCGACTCACCTGGGCCATTCTCGGCCAACACGACGCCTTCGCTTGCACCCCGGACTTCGACACGCAGCATGGCGTTCGTCCACAATATGCCATCACGTTGGATGCTTCGGCATGGGGTTACACCACAACCCAGCGCTTCACCGCGACGCGCATTGACGGCACGACTGTCGCGGGCATCAACGGGGTTTATTGTGCCGATTGCAAGTTCGATACCGGTTCTGTGGAATACAGTTCCGGCATCGGTTTCCTCGGTTCTGCGATCTGCAACAACATGGTTTTTCTTGCCATGGACTTTGAGGGCAACGACGGCGGCGACGTGGTGATAAGTGGTAATCGAAACACCTTTATTGCCGGAAGTTACCTTTCGGGCTTCCATCAACTTGCAGGAGCAAACACTTTCATCATCAGCGGTGCTTACGCATCAATCACCTTCGACGCAGGTGTGCTCAGTCCGACATACCTCAACCCTTATTGCGCCAACATCACCGACAATTCGCAGGGAACTTACAGTCAAGGTGCTGGGAACCTCGTCTTACGCACCAAAAACCCGAATAGTGGCATCGACGTTACAAACACGGGTCTTTTCAGTGCAGGTGCGCTACTCCGGCTGATTGCGAAGTCAGGTGCCTACGGTGGCCTGACAGTAGGTGAAACCGACGACGACACGCTCGGCTTCTCCAACGTCATTCACGGCGACGCCATCGTAAAAGCTGGGGCTGGCAAATCACTCCACCTTGGCCCCGGCGATGGGTCCGGTCCCTCTGCCCTCCGGCTCGCCGCCACCATTGTCATTGACCCTGCCCGCCTGCCTACCACGGACCCAATGTCCCTCGGCCAACTCTGGCTCAGTGGCGGCGTGTTACAGGTTAGCAGCGTGTCCGGGATGGCGCGGACCCCCTACACGCCCGATGTCGTGGCTTCTGATGGGTCGGGATTCGCCGCCACTGCCACCGGTCGTAAAAAACAAGTCGGCAAAACGATGTTCATTAACGTCGAGATCGTGATAACCGATATGGGTTCTGGTGTAAGCGGCTATACCTTCAGCTTGCCGCTTGCGTCGAAGTCCGGGCGTCGCACTGGGTTTTTCGCGAAGGACATTGGTTATGGCAAATTGGGTGGCGCGGTCGTGGACTCTGGCGCAGCAATCGCCCTCGTTAAAGATGTGAACAACGCATTTCTGGGGCAGACCGGTTCCACCATCGTCATCGAGGGCAGCTACGAGGTCGACTAAAACCAATGAATTTCCTTCGCGACATAAAAAAGCTGCTTCTTTTCGTCCTTTTGTTTCTCTACGGCCTGAGTCGCGTTCTGGCGCAGGAAAGTCTCATTATCGACAGCACCACTCGGAACGTGCGGAACCCCGGGTTTGTCAATTTCGCGGACGGTAAATTAAAAATCGGTGGCGTGGCCGTAACCACCACATTCCCCACCCAGACCGGCCACAGCGGCGAGTATCTGACCACGAACGGGACAGCCGCGAGTTGGGCTGCTATTCCTCCCCCGAGCGACACGGCCTTCGGTCCCGCATGGAACGCCGATACCACCATCGCCCCGAGCAAGAACGCCATCTACGATTGGGCGCACCTTTTCGATACCGACGATGACGGGAAAGTAAATGTGCTGGACCAGACCGCCGGAATCCCATTGACGGATGCGAACGGAGTTTTGCTCAGTCCGATTACGGACAACTCTGCGAACTGGAACACGGCCTACATCGATCGCAACAAATGGGACGGTGGAGCGACCGGGCTGACGGCGGCGACGGGCCGCACAAGTCTCGGAGGCACGACCGTAGGACAGGCGTTATTCACGCTCGGCAATCCAAGTGCGATCACTTTTGTAAAGATTGCTGCGGATAACAGCGTAAGCGCGGAGAGCGCCTCGGCACATCGGACAAGTCTTGGGTTAGTGATTGGCACGAACGTGCAGGCTTACGACGCGGACCTTGACGCGTGGGCCGGTATTACGCCGGCATCAGGCATCGGGACATTCCTTGCCGCCCCGAGTCTCGCTAACCTCAAGGCTGCGATCACGGATGAAACAACGGTTGGCTGGAATCTGCTCACTCTCGCGAATCCGGGAGCGATCACGTTTCTTCAAGTCAACGCCGATAACACGGTAACTGCGCAAAGCGCGAACGCGCAGCGGATAGCGTTAAGCCTCGTCCCCGGAACAGACATCCAAACCTATGATTCCGGCTTGGGCCTCGTGAAACCAGCAGTAGCCGTTGTCGCCACATCGAACCTCACTCTTTCCGGCGAACAGACCATCGACGGCATCACGACTTCAGGCTCCCTCGTTCTCGCCACGGCCCAAACCACTGGCGCGAACAACGGCCCGTGGATCAGCGCGGCGGGCGCGTGGACAAGGCCGACGTGGTTCGCTACCGGGAGCACCGCCCAGGCCCCGCAGTTCCTCACCACTTTCGTCCGGCTCGGCACCACCTACAGCGGCAGCACATGGCGCATGACGACGGGCGGGGTGACTATCGGCACGACCGCGCAGGCATGGGTGCAGACGCCGATTTCTCTGGCGAGCTCGAATGTTACTGGAACCCTGCCGGCCGCCAACCTTTCGCTTACGAAAACGCAACTGAACACCATCGTTAGCGACGATGACCCGGCGTATTTGGGCGCGGCGCAAACATTCACCGCCGCGCAGACCAATAGCACTAGCGGAGCGGCCAGCGCGCCAGCCATGAAATACTCCGGCGTCCCTTTTGCCGGGACAGGCACCACCAGCTTTCCGCTTTTCTACATCAACGACGCGAATGCCACCGCGAGCACAACATTGAACACTGCCGGAACTTACTTCGGTGTGAACGGCGACGGCACGCAGGATTTGATGAACCTGCTCAAAGACGGAACGAGCGTTTTCAAGGTCGCTTCGACCGGCACCACCACAGGAACATCATTCGACGCCGGTTCAGGTAACTTCGCCACGACCGGTGCGCTAATTACCTACGGGGCGGGCACGTCCATTCATTTCCAAGCCAACTCTGCTGGAATCGTTGTCCGTAAAGATTCTCTGTTAAAATGGAACGATACCGTCGTCGGTGGTGGCGGTAGTATCTTTGCGACTGGGAGTTTCGACACCGGAATCGGACGCAACGGCGCTGGAGGCGTTGAAGTCAACACCGGCACGGCGGGCCAATGGGCCGGTCTCAAGCTCGGGACACGCGACAGCGGCACGACGACCGTCACGAATGGCCTCACTCTCGGGCATCAATCCACTGGCACGCCAGCGGCAGGGCTCGGTGAAGCAATTCTTGGGAACCTTGACTCCTCAACTACCCCCGATCAAAACGCTTTCCGGCAGGGGTATGCGTGGCAGACAGCGACTCACGCTTCCCGAGCGTCCTACGCTTTTACACAGACAACCGGCAAAGCGCAGACGCTCACGGACCGGACTATCACGGGCGCGAGTATCACGGTTGCGACGAACAATACCGCGCTCTCACTTTTCGACATTGCGTTGCCGACCTTGAAAGGCGCGGCTGGGACCGTGACTTACCGCGTATTCGCCACGGACGGGACGGATGTGCAGACACGCTCAGGAATCGCCCGCTACAGCGCGGTCAATAAAGCCGCCAGCTACACGAGCGAAACCGCGATCCTAAACGAAGCTGCCAGCGTAAGCGCCGGGACATTGACGGCCACGGTTGCCTTCGCTACGGGAACAAATCTCATCACCTTCCAGATCACACCAAACACTTCACTGACGCCGACCACCTACTATGTGGAATACACGGTGCAGAATCTCTCAGAGAGCACGATCACGGTGAAGTAAATGAACGGCACTCCCACCATCCTTGGATGGGTCGGCAAGTGAAACTAAATCTGTCCCTTCATCGATGAAAACACGAAGTGCCTCTTGTTGTTGAGAAATGGAACTTCCCGATCAGCCCGCGTCGTTACCGCCCACCACCACAAGCGAAGAGAACCTGCGCACGGCCGGCCAGCGCCAGATCAATCGCGTCTGGGAATACACCCAGGCTGCTGTCGCCGTCGCTGTGACTTTCACCACCTTATTTGTGGCAGGGAGCATGGCGATAAGAGGCGACGGGAATAACGGAGCGTTCCTCCTTCTCTCCAACGTGTTTTTCCTTGTCATCGGCACTTACTTCCAGCGAACCAACCACACCAAGATCGGCGGCGTAGGAGGAACAGATTCGAGATGACTGACAAAGGGCAAGTCAGAGATGGAGAGGTGGCATGGACGTGACTAACGCCGCTTTCATTATTAGCCTGGCCGCCCTGCTCCTCACCTTGGGCGGGTTGGTTTACATTTACGGATGGAAAATGGCCGAGCTCAACGCCGTGATTCGGCGGCTCAAGGAGATCGATAAAGCCCTCGAACATCTGCCCAGGATGCGGGTCGAACACGAACTCATTTGGGACGCGCTTCTCAAACGCGGTGCCGCTGAAGGATTGAACAAGGGCCTGTTCACCCTCAACAGCCCGTTAAAAATCACTCCAGAAGCACGCGCCATGTTGTCCGGTCTCCAGCCGAAACTCGTGGCCCTTTACCACGAACTTGGCCCCGACATCAGTGAACAACAGCTCGGCAAAGAAATCGAGCGGCGGTATGCGCCCGAGATCGTCAAGGACGTTTGCGTACCCAACGGGATCAACCTCATGTCCTGCATCCTCATCGCCATCGGCGTAGCCCGCGGCACCGACACCCTCGATACCGTCCTCGACCACATCGACCTCATCTTGACTCGAACCAGCGGCGAAATCACCCTGTAAAATTGAGACAGAATCTCCTTGCCCTGATTCAGAACGGGGCGTAAACAGGGAATTGAGACATGGGAAACCTGATGACGAAAATGTTTGGGGCCTCGTGGAAAACGACCGCCAGCATGATCGGCGGGACCCTGATGGCCGCGCTCACCTGGCTCTCAACTCTCAGCTACGATCAGGGCCAGCTCGCGTTGATCATCCCGATTGACTGGAAGCCGTTCGTTTCCAAAGCCGCGGGGATCGCGACCCTGATTCTGTTCGCCTACAACGGCATTCGGCAGAAGGATAAATCCGTGACCGGAGGCTGGAAGCAGCAGGACTTGACCGGGGCGACAGTCCACGACGCCGACGCCACGCTTGTTCAGGCTACCGCGAATGATTCTATTCCTACAGAGGGCCACCGCTGATGAAACTGGCCTGCCTGTGCTTTCTTTGCGTCGTCAGTTTCACGGCCTGCGCTTTCTTCGACGGCGTTAATCAATCCAATGACGGCACAACGAGTTCTCCCCGGCACGCCAAACCATGAAAACCTTTGCTTCCTTCGTTATCTTCTGTGCGCTCCTCTTCACCGGCTGCACTGCGCAATCGGTCGTCTCGAACCAGATCGCACGCTCTGCCGTCACCGAAGTGGCGAAGCACTACGGAGGCGAGAAAGCGGGCGAACTCGCATCAGCGGGTTTGTATGCCGCGGCTGACGTGATGCAAGGTTACGTCGACAAGAAACCGCCATTACAGGTGGCCGCGAACAGTCCCGGGGTAACAGGGGTGAGCCAGATCGTAGTCGATTACCTGAAAACCAAGGGCTGGGTCACGCAACAGACAGTGGACAACCTCCATAACGCCGCCCAAATCGCAGCCAACGCGACGGTATCGACGGTGAACGACGGGCCGTAAGGGGAATTGCGACATGAAAACCGATAAAATCGTTCTGGAAATAACCTTCACGCGGCCGGGGATGATAACGCCACAAACAGTGGCAACGCACGCCGTGACCGCTGTGAAAGAGAAGCTTAAAACGGTGTACGGCGTGTCGAAAGTGCGCTGCAAAGTCGCATCGATCAAAACGAACGAACCGTAGGGAATGAAGTTTACGGTGCCAGCGCCCACCAATTCACCTGATACCGGGGTCTCCGCCACAGGATACCCACGTGCCCGTTTCTTGCCGACAAAGCCACCGATGCTTCTCCCGCGGTCATCCAGGCAGAGACGGGAAACGACGCAGCCACAGGCCTCACGCTTCGCTAAATGGGGACAAGCGTTCGCGATCGCATTATTCATCGCGGTCCTCTTCGCCTTGTTCTCGCTCGGGGTGATCTACGGGATCCTGCCGGGCAGCTTCGTTCGCCGCTGATATGGCATACAGATACCCGCCAGCGTATCGAGCCGAGCCAGTTCCCAGAGTTTCGGACAGCGCTCCAATTCTCCCGCCGATCCCGTTCGAGAAAGAGGTCAGGATGTTTCGACAACTGCTTTGGTATCGGAGGATGCTCTACGCATCTCTGGCCGGATCGTTCATCTGCGGGATAATCCGGCTATTTGTATGACCTTCAAAGCCACCCGCGCTCGTGTCCACAACCGCGGCTACCCGCCCGAGTCGTTTCTGGAAGAACTGATTGAGTGGGGCCGGAAAGCGCCTGACGAAATCTTCGCATCCAACGCCGTGCCTGTGGACATCTATACGGTCATCAAAAGCTCATTGGCGACCCCACACGGTCACGACGGCGCCGGGACACCGAGCTTCACCTGGGACACCATCCTGCAACGCAGAGCGGCCATGATGGAAGCGATGCGGGTCCATGCGGGGATGGAGAGCTCGTGGAACTGGAATGAGGGCGTGGACACGACCAACCGGACCAGCATGGCGAATATTACGGGGCAAGAGACCGGAGTTTTCCAGATAAGTTTCGACAGTCTTTGGCTCGGGAACAACGCGATGCTTCCCTTCGCCAAAGCACACAACATCGATACGCCCGAGAAGTTCATCCCAGCCATGAAGCACGATCATAAGTTGGCCCTCGAATTTTACGCGAGGTTGGCCCGGGTCAGCATCCGTTGGGCCGGTCCACTCTTGAGACATGGGACCGATAGCGTTTATCCATGGCTCTCCCGCGCTGCTGTTGCCGAGTTCATGGAGTTTTTGAAGTGAACGAGATCACCACCGATTTAAAAAGGATCATTCGGGCGCCCGACCCTATCGGGCTGCCAATGATGCAGACGACGGGAATGCAGTTGAGCGTCGCGCTGGATCGCAATGAAGACGTGGTGTGGCACTGGCAACACCTTCCAAACGGCAGCTACGTCAGCGGCTACACGGTCATTCAGAAACCGTCGACGCCTTAGCGCATGTCCAGCCGGGTAATCAGCTCCATCCCGGCCGGCTGCGTAATCCCTCGCCCGATGTTTCGTGAGAAGAAACCGAAAGCGCGACTCGGCTCAAGGCTGCTCCGGAACCTGAAACGGCAGGCGACCAAGTTCGTTTGGAAACGCAACGGGATGACTCGCAAAAAGCCGTTGAAGAAGCAGAGCCGATCGCAGCGGAACAAGCTCAAGATTTACTTCGCGGTTCGGGATGCGTTCCTGGCTCGTGAGGAAAATCGTCTCTGCGAAATATGCCGACGCAGGCGGGAGGCTGGGGAAAACATTCTTCAGAACGAAGCGACCGAATGCCACCACAAGTTCGGACGTGGGAAGATGCTTTGCGAGGAGCGCGGCCTGATAAGTTCCTGTAGATACTGCCGTATGTGGCCGCACGAGAATCCAGCAAAAGCCCGTGCTTTAGGCTTGCTGAATTGAGACAAAACGCAGAGACTTAAACACGAAAGCCGCCCGCGGAAACGGACGGCAATCGCTGACCGCAAACATAAGGATTATTTATGAGTGAAGCTGAATCAGGAGTCGTGGATTCTACCGCAAAGGTCAAGCGCCGATGCCACAACCGAGACCTTTCGGGAGAGAGATATGGAAACTGGACGGTCCTTCGCCGCGGCGAAGCCGCTGAGCCCCGCTATCAAGAATGGATATGTCGGTGCGATTGCGGAACGGAGCGAGCGGTGAAAATAAAGCTTCTTGCCGGCGGCGGAAGCAAGTCGTGCGGCTGCCGGAGACGAGTCAACGCCCGTTCGTCCGTTGTGACCCACGGACTTTCCGCAACGCCTCTGTATCATTTATGGCAGACGATGAGGCAGCGATGCGAAAACCCAAAAGCAGAGGGATATGCGCGCTACGGCGGGAGGGGGATAAAGGTCTGCGATCGATGGAAGTCCTTCCCTAAGTTCGTGAGCGACATGAGCCCGAGGCCGGAAGGAAGAAGCATCGAGAGGATTGATAACAACGGAGATTACGAACCTTTAAATTGCCGTTGGGCGACGAGACTGGAACAGGCGCACAACACGCGAAGCAATCGGAAGATAAGAATAAACGGAGAGAACCTTACTTCTGCCGAATGGAGTCGGAAGCTGGGCGGGTTCCACACTTTGGTGGCCAATCGACTAAAGCTTGGATGGAACGAGGAAGCGGCCGTCAGGACTCCTATCTTGCGCCGATGCGGTTAGTATCGTTCGAGGAAAGTATCTATCTCGAACCGCATGTCTTCGGACGCCATAGCCCACAACCGCTTGTTGCGTTTAATCGCATTCAGCAGCGGTGAGGCCATGACGCATTCGCGCTTCATCCGCTGATTGTCGACCTTGAGGTCTGCGAGTTCAATTTCTGCAAGTTCGAGGCTGTTTGCCAGCACTCGCTTTTCGTCTCGGGTGAGAGGCTTACGGACGCGACCGCGTTTTTTTACCTGCAACTTTTGAATAGATTTCTTCGGATCAATATATAGGTCGCCGTGCTCCTTCGGCCCGAATCGTGACCGAACCATCGCTTGGAATGCGTCACCGCTCAGCTTGGGTATGTCGCGGCGCATGGCCCTAAACACTTTTTCCATCCCCGACGTCGTCATTCCCTGAAACGCCGTCGCTTGGTGACTATTCATCAAGCCAGCGTCCAATGCTGCGCGGATCGGAGGGGCATACGTCTCGACCACTAGCCACAAACTCAAGGAACCAGGATCAAAACCCATCAACGCGGCGACATCCTTTTGGGACATCGAAGTGAGTTCCATTAATTGGCGAATGACAGCGGCCTTCTGTGACGGCGGAAGGTCCTGCCTGGCGTTGGACAGGATGAATCGGAGCCGGTTCCGGTAAGCGAGCTCATCCCACCCGGCCGGTACCGTCTCGATCGATGCCAGTAAATCCGTAAACCCCGCCTTCTCCGCCAACCTGAGTCTGCGCCCGCCCTTGACCATCGTGAACCGATCGCCGTTTTGCAGGACAATTACAGGCTGCTGGACGCCGTGCTGTTTTATGGAGCGGCCGACTGCGTCATCTTCGGCCAGTTCCTTGCGTTCGTATTCTTCCGGCAGATCGATCTTGCTGATCGGGACACGGCGCAGGGTGAGACTGCGGGGTCTGACCCAGACGAGGGCGGTCATACGTAGCCGCGGGCCTTTCGGCATTTAGTGTGAACCTTGAACTGCGCAACCGTATCGCCGTTGTAATCAAGAGCCGGCATCCACGCCGCATCGTTATCGGGAACGGGCTTAGCGCAGATGATACAGACTTTAATCTTAGCGACCTTTGCGTTCTTTGTATGAGTCATGTTCCAACCGCCTCCTCGAATTTGCGAAAGTTCACGCCCTCTTTCTCGAGCGCCCTCCGCCATTTGTTATCAGCTAAAAGTGTCTGGAGGTTACCCGGCCCGAGACTCCAATGAAGCCTCAGCGGTTTCGCCGTCCTCCGCTCCCGCTCCAAATCCTCGCGAACCCTGCGCAATTCATGTCTCAATGCGGTCTTGGAGAGCACGGCCCCTTCTTCCTTCAACCGGCGCGCCCGCTTCACCACGGCCGCCACGTCGCTCTTGGCAAGCCCTTCCTCGCGCAACGTCTCGAACACGATCTCCTGACCCTTTGCCGGCAGGCTCGTCAACGACTCCGCATCCGCTACCGTGAGCCCCCGTAATTCTTTCTCAAGTTCCGGCGACAGTTTGTTCAAGATCCGCAACAGCTTGAGGACGTGCTGCTCTGAAACGAAAAACGCCCGGGCCAATTCCTTGATCTTCTTTTTGCTGACCTCCGACTTCGGACCGCCGACCTCCGCTTTCATCAACGCCGCCTGTTCCTGCCAGCTCAGGTTGGATCGCGAAATGTTCTCAGTCAGAAACGCTACCGCAATCTCCGACTCGCTCGACTTCGTATCGAGCAACGCCGGGACCTGCAGAAACGATTTGTCGCCCGTCTCGTTGTAAAGCTCGATCGCGGCCCGGCACCGCCCTTCTCCGTAGAACGCCTGCCACCGCTTCTTCCGGCCATCCTCAATCCTCGATCCTCTATCCTCGCCCAATTCCCGCACTCTGAGCGGAATGCGAATCCCCATCTGCCGAATCGATTCCTTGACTTGGCGGAACTCTTTCGCGTCCCGGTCGCGATGAATGATGAACGTCACCTCCCGCGGGTCCACGGTGATCAGCTCGGGTTTGGTTTCGGGGGTCATAAAAATCTTTGAGCCAAGGACAGCCGATGTCCGACCCCCTGCGCTAGTCTGGAGAAATGCCCTCCCAAAATGACAACCGTGTTACTAAAGCGACACATCCGACCGCTTGTGAACTCTCGGGCCAATTGGATGTGGGGCTTCATTTATTTCTTCTTCTTGCCGTAGCCATCCTCAGGATGCTCTGCGGAGCGCGCAGTCCGATTCCATTCTTCGTCAATAAGGTCTTCGAACAGCGCGGAAATGGAGCGGCGCCGTTTATCGGCCAACTTCGAAGCCTTCGATTTGAAGTCGTCTCTCACGGTGAGATTCAACCTCTCCTTCTGACTCATGCGTGCATTATGTGCGCATATAATAAACAAAGCAACATTTTTCTTGCAGTGCGTATTGAACGCGTATAAACCACGTATTACAGAAAGCGAGTGAATCATGGCGAGACCCAAAAAACTAAAAGCAGCCGAACGATTAAACCTCCTCATTAATGGCAAGTCGAAGAAGCGGATCGTGAAACTCGCCTTTGACCGGAACATCAGTATTGGTCGCCTGCTTGAAAATCTTGTGGACGCTGAGTTGGAAAAGGAAGGCGCTGTAGCCGGAAAATGACGACTCTCGCCAAAGGCAAGGAAGCAACCGCGTTGGCGGCTTGCGAGGAAGTGATTGAGCGGGGATTGGACAGCTTTATCGAGGTCGGTAACGCCCTTCTCCAGATTCGGGACCAGCGCCTTTACCGATCCGACTACGACAATTTCGAAGTATATTGCCAGGAGCGTTGGGATATGAGCGGACGCCGCGCTCACCAACTCATTGATTCCGCAAAGGTAATCCAGAACATCGGAACTGAACCACGGTTCAGTCCAACATCGGAACGCCAAACTCGGCCTCTGGCAACTCTCCCTGCTCCCGTTCAGCGCGAAGCTTGGCAGCAAGCCGTTGACTCATCTGCAACCGGCAAGCCGACGGCCAAGGAGGTCGAAGCTGCAGTCGAGGTGATCGTGCCGAGGAAACAGGAGCGGATCAACCACAAGCCCGCGAACGGACTCCAATATTCAGCGCAGGCCGTCGCCGCTCTTTCCAAGATTCAGCCTAACGATACACAGCGAGAAGAAGCCTTCGCGGAAGTGACGCGGTGGCTCAAACAAAACAGATAGGGAAGCGACATGCACAAAATACTAAGCAGTAACGACTACAAAAAATTCAAGCTGATGCCTGGCAATCGGCCGGTCGGCAAGCGAGTGAACCGGCTCATCCGCGCCATCAAGCGAAAGAACTTTTTAGCGCAGTTCCCGATTGTTTGTCAGAAGAACGGCGATGGGCGGCTGTTCATTGCCGACGGGCAACATCGGTTCGAAGCGGCGAAGGCTTTAAAGCTTCCGGTCTTCTACGTCGAGACCAAGAACATGACCATCGCGGACGTGTCCGGGCTAAACAGCGAGCAACGCGCTTGGAACGCGACCGACTACATGAACTCGAACATCGGTCAGGGCAAAAAGGATTACATCATCCTTAAAGACTTCATGGAGACCTATACGCTGCCCATCAGTGCCGCGATAGAGATTTTGGATGGCACTCGCGGCGGCAACACCATGCAACGGTTCCGCGAAGGTCGGTTCGTTGCTCGCAATATCACGCACGGCCGCAAGGTCGGTGCATCTATCGCGCAACTTCGACCGTTCGTTCCATTTTGCAGTGAGCGCAGTTTCGTCAACGCGGTCTCGAAACTCGTCCGGCTTGAGGCCTTCGACATCGAGCGGCTGACGGCGAAGATGGAGTATCAACGCACAAAGATGGTCAAGTGCGTGGACGCTGATGCTTACGTCGAGCTAATCGAGGAAATCTACAATTTCAAGGTGCGTCCCCGTCAACTCGTTCCGCTTGCATTAGAAGTTAAGCGGGGAGCAAAGCAGCAATAAGGGGCGCGATGAGCGAGCACCGCCTAAAGATACTGAGGCTGGAAATCGACACGGCCATTGACCGGAACTTCTGGGGGAACCCAAAGAAACCGTGGCGGCCTAAAACCGATCCAGGCAAGGTCGGCTTCCAAAAATTCCATTTCTCCACTCCGCCGGCAACTGCGGCTGGAGTGTTCGGAGGGGCGCGATGATCGTGGGCCACGGCTACGTTCTGGAAGCCAAAGAGAGCCAACAGGCAGGCAAGCTTTCATACGACGACATGACGGATGTCGGTGAAATACGGCTCGCCGCTTCTCCAGAGATCAGGAGCGGCGATGACTTGAACGACGCGCCGTTCAACTGCAACGGCAACATTTATGACGGCGAGCTCCTGATTCTAAAAAAAGGCGATTACGTCATCGTCATTCGAAAGACAGAATGACCCTCCTTACCCGCATCTTCCTAGCCACTACGATCGCACTGGCCCTGTTCTCGGCCGCGATGGTCTGCGCGGTATTGGATGAGGCGAACCGGTCCAGCATCTACTCACAGCAGAGCTACCGGAACGGACTGAAGGACGGCGAATCGTTTATCCGCGGTCAGATGGTCAAGGATCAGGCCGAATCGGAGTTACTGAAAGAATCTCGTGAGCACATAACGGAGGAAAAACTATGAACGAACAAACGACCAAATTGATCGAGGAACTAGCGCAGAAGCTTGGCACCACCGCTGAGCACCTTTGGAGTGTCCTTGTCCGTCAGGCACCAATATCAGCGTCAGTCGATTTTATCCAACTGATCGGACTCTGGGCATTGAGCTATTTTCTAATCCGATACGCGGTCAAGAAATGGCGGGATTGCGACATAGAAGGAGAAGATTGTGAGGGCCGAGTAATGATGGCCACTATCGCAAGTGGCATTGTTTTTGTGATGGCGATGATCGCATTCTTCACCGCCCCCGGAAACATCGTATCGGGTTTCTTTAACCCTGAATATTGGGCCCTGAAACAGATTATCAAATGAGGCTCACGAACTGGCGCCATCAGCAAAACCAAGAGGGTCGGGCCGCGATTAGGGCGGCTACGAAACAGGCCATCCCGACCGGCCCCGTAACGCCCCAGGAAGTGCGCGACCTGCCTTTGTCCGTGCTCGGCCTGTTGGAGATGGGGCTAAGGAGCGAGGAAGAACTTCATCCAGATTTCAGTGGCGGCGTGGAAAGCAGACATGCACGGCAAGAGAGCCCGGGAGGTGGTCATGCTGCGCTCTCTACGGTCGGTCAAAACCATTTAACTCCGAGCGGGAGTAGCGCCCTGCCCACTGAAAACTCTTTCAGTCCTGCGGGTACCGACTCCCTTCACGGAGGGTGTCAGCCGAATACACAGAATAAGGCTGGTGGCGGGACTGAAAACTCTTTGCCCGTGCATGTGCAAGCCGAGCCGAACAGCAAAATAGGTGACGGCGTATCCGTTACTGGCAACGGCGAAGCGCGAGAGAGCACTACAGCACGCGCCGAGAAATCGGCAGTGGGAAATTCTGCGGGGGCCGAGAGGGACGGTCACTTTCGCGGCGGGCAAAATCTTTCCGAAATCGACGTAGCCTGCGACGGATTAGGCCACGTTTGGGATGAGGTCGCGCGGAGATTCTTTAAGACCAAATGAGCATGACACACGACGAAATGATTGCGGTCATTCAGGCGCACAAGGATGGCAAGATCATCCAGGCGCTGCCCGGAAGCAGTCGTGGCCCGTGGGTTGACGTTGTCGGGAATGCGCCGAGCTGGAGTTTTGATGCGGTGGACTACCGCATCAAACCCGAGCCACCGAAGCCGAGAGAGTGGTGGGTTTGTTATGACTACATAAGACTAGACGGGTCTCTGAACCGACCGCGGTTCTATCCAGTTAAGCAACCGTTCCTCGGCGAGCAAGTCCAGCAAATCCACGTTCGCGAAGTCCTGCCAGAGCAAGCATGAAAACGGCCCAGCCCATACAACAACAACCGCCCGTCCAGAACTGGTCCGACCTCAAGCACGGAGCCATCCGTGCCTTTGTGGACGATCGGGAGAGGACGGCGCCGGGCGGAACATTGGGAGATAATCTCGAGCATTACCAGGCGTTCGCGGTCGAGCTCAACGACCTGCTTCGATCGTTTCTGATCCACGGCGAAGGATCCAATCTTTCCAAGCGGTCTCAACGTCTGATGCCAATACCAACAAAACTGACCAGGCACGGCATCGACAAATATCTGGTCCGGCTCAAGCACTGGCAGCAGGACGTGTTGAGCTTTGAGGAACTCGAAACGTTCGTAACCGCAGTCTTTGTTTGGAGCTGAGGTTTCCAGACCATTTTCATGAACCCAAATCCACTTCCATCTTCATCCGTAGAGCACGTCCCGCAAACAGAAGAGTTGGGGAAAGCCGGAGCCGACAAGTCAGGCTGTATTTGTGATGACGGATTCGGAATGAATTTATCATGTCCTGTTCACCGTCCGGGGAAACCCAGAGGGGTTGAGGCAAACACGGTTCAAGGACCGATGGAGCTTGAAGAGTCCGTCCGCGATCTACTGCGCTACATCAACGACAGCCCACGCCTTCTCTCGCTGCTTTACGACATCGACATGATGCCCGAACAGTTAGAGCGCGGGACAAACCGTTGGCTCAACATGCTAATGATTGCCTACGCATTCCGCGATCACGAGGAAACACTCCATCTGTCCGAGAAGGGAACGAAGTCCTCTGACGCAACGGGGGCTTCTTCCCCAAATCCCGCACCACCCGTCCCGCAAGAGCAGGAGGAGTGGACGGCCCATCCGAAAGCTGATCCGGATTATTGGAGTTTGCTTATAGCGCCAAACCACTCCGTGTGCGTGCCCGCTTATGTCGCACCAGTAATTCGTGACGCCCACAACGCCTCTATCCAACGTCTGTCAGGTAAAAAAGAGGCGGTAGGGAGAGAGAAGGATTTGGAGGAAACCGGAGACGTGAGAGCGAACACGGCTCCCGGTCAGATGGAGCTTCTACAAAAAACGAAGATCGGAGACAGCGGATCGATCAAAGACCCCGACCCGCACACGGAGGCTGGATGGACGAATTGGATTGAGAATGGGGTTTGGTATAAAGCTCCCACGGTCGATTCCGAGAAGTTTGGTCGGCATGATTACGGCAATGGCACTGGAAGTTGTAAGTGCGGCTGCTACGCGGGCGGTTATTCTTCGAGTGGACCGGTTGACCCTTGGGGCGCATGTCCGTTGAATCCAAAGAAAGCGTCATCTGTCCCCGAGCAACCAAAGTCCAATAGCGGCTCCGAGTTCTGCCAATGTGAAGATCAAGTCCAATGCCGAAACCTATTTCAATACCGGTGCGTCCATTGCGGCAAGCCCTTCGCTCCTAAGCCCCCCGATTTAGCAGTAGGGAGAGACGCGCTCAGTCTACAGAGGGCGCTTGGTAGGCTGATTGAGGCGGTTGGCGTTTATCGCGAGAAGCTGCCGCCCGACCTACATCTGCGCGATGAATACCAAGACCTCTCAGATGCACACGAAGCCGCCGAGGAAATATATCTCTCCTCGCACCTCCAAGACGCACGAGAAGCTCGGCAGGAGCGGAGTAATGCTCGCCGGTGGCAACTAACAGAAGGATTTATGAACACCCTTACAGAGAGACTGGATGAAATAGAGGAAAGAGCGAACAAGGCTATGCCGGGGCCGTGGCGGAGTAGCCGAGGTTTCACATCTCACGAGTGCGCCAAAGTTTTCGGTGCGCAGATTGGGGACATAGCCACGCTTCGGCCCCGCCTCACGCCGGGGGGCAAGTTTTTGCACAATCGAGACGCCGACTTCATCGCCTCAGCCCGGACTGATGTACCCGCTCTCGTAAAGGCGCTGCGAAGGGCGATGGACTGCATTGACCATAACTGCGGTATTGCCGTTGCAACACTTCTAAGGGCCGAGATCACCGCAATTCTCAGTGAGAACGAGGAGGCGCAAGAATGAACTCGGTGCCTTCCATTCCACAGACGACCCGCCCCATAATTTTCAGCGGACCAATGGTCAAAGCTATTTTGGACGGTCGCAAGACGCAGACGCGGCGGATTATTAAGAGCGTTGTCAGCTACGTTGCCTGTCCGTACGGCGTAGCTGGCGACCGGCTTTGGGTAAGAGAGACGTTTGCGCGGTGCCATCCAGGTTTGCTACAGAAACTCGACCCTGATCTCGATTCCGCGCATTGGTTCAACCTCTACCGCGCCGATGGAGTCACGAGCAATTACATTGCGGACTACGGAAATCAATGGACTCCTTCAATCCACATGCCCCGCTGGGCCAGTCGCCTCACACTGGAGATAACCAAGGTGCGGGTAGAGCGGTTGCAAGACATTAGCGAAGAAGATGCGAAGGCAGAGGGCATTTCATTGCGCGATGATTCAATGCTCTACGAGCCGGGCGGCGAGCACGGCACATTAACGGCGGCTCAAGCTTACGCGAATCTTTGGGACTCACTCTACGGCAAAGGCGCATGGGAAAAGAATCCGTGGGTTTTGGTAATCGAATTTCGGAGGATCACTCCATGACGCACAAGCAGCGTGTTTGGAGTGGAGCTTTGGACGCCGACGACAGTTTCCCAAAGAAGCTCACCGCAATCCTCACCGGAGAGAAAACGGGATTTAGGGATTGAGACATGAGCGGACTACTGAACGGAAAGAAGCTGGCTCAACGGCTCAACGTCCCCGAGGTCTTCGTGACCGCTATGAAGGCGGAGGGGTTCGTTTTCGCTTACGGGGGCAAGACGCTGATTCCGGACGCTCTGGCCTGGCTGAAGGAGCGTCCGAACTTCCGATACACAGATTATATCGAGGCACACCGGAAGAGTCCGAAAAAGCCGCTACCGCCTCGGCAACCTCGGAAACGTCCTCAATCCCGAGCTGCGTGTAAATGAAATGAACCAGCGTGCTTGCATGATTAAAGAACCGCATCGCCTTCGGGAAACTCACTTTGGATCGATGGGCGCGCGTGATCGCAGTCCCGCGTGTGCAATGAAACCAGATGTGCGGGAGTTTAGCCTTCCGGTGAAAGAAGCGGGTCCAATTCCGGCCGCATTGGAGAAGCTTCACCGGCGGCAGATCCCAAGTGTAACGATCGCCGCGAGCAATCAGGGCCCGGAACAGCGGGACCAAGCGGGGATTAAGCGTTGTCTGATAAACCTTGCCGCCTTTGCCGTGGATTTTAACAGTCGGATATGGCTTGGCATTAAGATCGACATCGCGTTGCATATCAATCCGCGTTTCGCTGAAGCGGACGCCCTGGGCCATCGCGATCTCGAATTGGATATTCATGTCCTCAGGACTCGTGGCGAGATGTTCGCGGATGATTTTTTCCTCCTCCACTTTGATCTCGTAAATCTCGCGGAGCGGTTTGCGGGAGAGGCCGAGTCGGAGACATGGATTTACGGTCGCGAACTTGCGCCGAATAGCCTCATCCATGACCAATCGAAGAACCTTGACGTCGGTGGAGATAGTGCCGGGCGCGATCGGTTTCTTGTTCTTCTTCTGTTTACCCCTGCGGGATTCCCGGCGCCGGTCAATGAACTTCAGGACGGCGATGTGATCGAGCCGGGCAGGGTATTCGATGCCGAGCTCGATCAGAAGCGCCTCAATAGAGCGCCAGGCTGTGCTGTAGCGGCTCAGAGTCTGTGGGGAATCGTGGTAATGCGACTCGAGCCATCCACGAACCCAGACCTCCCACTTGTCATCGTGCGTGGACGTGCGGGATTGCTTCTCCTCGTACGTCCGCTTGGCGCACAGTTCGCGGGCAGCGCGTGTTTCCTCTCGATTGTTCCAACGGTAGCGGGTAGCCTCTCTGGTGCGCTTGCCGGTTTTTGGATCACGATAACGGATTGTCCAATATTGCGAGTCCTCGCGCTTCTTCAGAGACGCCAT